GCTGCGATGAGCAAGCTGCGCTCGTCTGTCCAAGCGGCGATTTGAATGACAGCGTTTTCCAACGATGTTTCGTTCAAGTCTGCGCCGGTTGTAGGACGGTTGCTGTTTGTGCCGCCAGACACCAGAGGGTGTGCTGTAGAACACAAGGATACGCCGTCACCGTAGGTTACAGAGCCGCTAAAGGCATTGTTCAGAACATATGCTGCTTTAACTTGCTTTGTGTAAGCCATTGCGCGAGCCAAAGCTTTGGTGTAACGGCTAGACAAGCTGTCATACAAGTTATCTTCCACGGCCTCTTCGGTAATGGCAAAGCCCATTGCGATGGTTTCGTGGTTGTAACGTGCTGTGTAGGCTTCTTGTGCGTTGTCGTAAGCGATGGCTGAGCCCTCGTTCTTGACCGGAGCAGCAGAGAAACCAGACAGTTTTGTCTCTTCTTCAAAAGAACGCTCAGAGGTTTCTGTTTCGTAGATCTCTTTGTGCTCTTCGCCGTAGCGGGCATACTCAAGACCAAACAAAGCATTCAAACCGGGCAGGAGTTCTTTCAGTAATTGTGCGCGTGAAATTGCCATGATCTACTCCTTAAATGCCAGTGGCGTTGTAATACGAGTGATAGCCAAAGTTGAATTTGATGATGAATTCAACAAAGTTACCAGACGAGTTTGCTGTATCAGGCACAACGTCCACGACGCGCATAGGCAAGCTGGTAGTTGTACCGGCAATGTAAATACCTACTTTAGAGTCGCCACTTGTTGTGGAACCTGTGTTCAGAACCAGACGGCAGTTGTTGCCAATTGCTGTGCGGCCCAAGTATGCGGGCAACAAACCAGAGGTTACGTCGTCCACAGTAGTACCGGCTACGTTCACAGCCTTAAACAATGTGTCAGGATCGTCACAAACGATAGCCACGGCGTCAGAAGCCACAGTACCGGTGGGCCAGTATTGTGCAAAAATCTTCTGGTTTGTAGCTGGGTTTGTGTAAGAACAGCCCAAGAAAACTCCAACTGTACCAGCCAGAGGAGAAGCGTCAGCAGCGAGTGCGGAAACAGCAACTGTGCCAGCAGCGGTCAATGTAACAATATCGCCATAAAAGATATTGGCAGCATAACCAGATGCAATAGCAAAGTTACGAGTTGATCCAGCAAACACCTGACCACCGATCAAGTTGATCGGCTTAAGCCCGTAAGGGGCGTTAACGGTAGGATAAGCCATATTTAACTCCTAAATTTAAAAACCTTTACCGAAAGTGACCTTCGATGACCGCTCTTTAAAGAGTGGCATACGAGGATCATTCTCTCGCATGAATGTGTTGTCTACAGAATTCATTTGATCGCTTGCCTGTTTAAGGTAATACGCATCCCGATCCTGTGTGAATTCAACGGGGGTCTTGCAAAGCAGTAATCCGCCGATTTCAATGCTGTCTGGGAATCGAGTAGATTGCCCATTCATCATGTGAATCTCTGGATGTTGAGATGCTTTTACAGGCTCCCATCCTTCACGAAGTTTCGAAGAAATATTAGTGGCATCTGCTGCGCCTAAAGTACTCAATCGAATCCAGCGGAACGCATAACCCTCCTCCGGATAGGGGTCGGGTAGAAGCTGGGCAGGCATCCAACGAGTTGGACGTGCATGTTTCTCACGAGTATCTTGATCGCGGGGTTCGCGTGCGTTTTTAATTTGTTCAGCCATGTTTATTTCCTCATCTCTTCAGCAACTTTTTTGGCATAAAGCTCCAATGGAACTCCAAGCCGCTTAGCAATTTCGACCTGCGATTTAGTAAGTACGACTTTTTTGGGCGCTGTACTACGTGTCGCTGGTGCTACGACGTTTGATTTCTTCGGAGGAGGAGACGCATCTTCCGGATTCTCAGACTCAAACACATCTGGGAATCTCTTTTTTACGTCGGAGTCAATACGTTGATAATATTGGTCGCTTCCGACAGGGATTCCTTCCGCCACAAGATCTTCATGCAGCCCCAAAGCATAGGCTGTCATACCTCGATTTGATCCAAACCACTGATTCTTTTCCTGCCACGCACGTAGTTTTGGATCTACCTCTTGCCGCGTTTGCGGTATTTGTACAGTATTTTCTTCAGTTTGTAAAGGGGCGGGCTTGAAATTATTAACTTTTTCAGCTTTAAACTTAATAGAAGTTAATTCTTCTTGTGCATTTACCAACGCTTCGGAATCACCCGACTCGTAAGCCTCCTTATATTTTCTCTTGGCCTGTTCCAATTCATTGGCTACAACTTTCTTGGCTTGCTCCAATAATGCAGACTGACCTTGAGATAAAGAACCTTGAAGTTTTTTATTCTCTTCAATAACGGATTTAGCCAATCTAACGGCTTCTTCGCGCTCGCGTAGGGCTTTTTCTTTTTCCCTTCGCTCTTCGTGATAACCCTTGGATAAATGTTTAATGCGCTTTTGTACGCTTTCGTCGTACTTGTTTAGCTCATCATCCGTTACCTCTTTGGGGGGCTCTTCCATTGGTTTTCTGTTGCGGTCCTCTTCAGGTGTATCGTCAACAATTTCAATTTCGGGCTCCTCGACGGCTACAACTTTACCGCCTTCACGGGGGTTTTCTTGTGCCTCATCAGGAAATTCAAATTCAACTTTTTCCATAGTGGCTCCTTATACTCGGCTGATGCCGCGTGGATCTTGCACGGTAGCCTCAATGGAGTCGTCGCTAATTAAGCGGAACTCACGGCCATGAATTTTCATGCGGGTTCCAGTATTAGGTCTTACTAATACGAAGTCTCCTGTTTTGCATGACGGGCCAGACGGGAATCTCTTCTCGTCTTTAAATGCATCTGGGCCAAGTTTGACCACAAACAACACGGGGCTCAACAATTCTTCATATTGAATTGTTTTACCTGCCTTGACTAAACCGCTGTCATATTCTTCTTCTGCTTCTGGAAGCATACATAGAACATGATACGTTGCTGGATCTGGTAGCTGACGTGCTTTTTCTACAGCCGTTTCAGGCAACACAGATACTGGTCCCTGCGGATCCAGAGTTTGGCCTATCAATAATTCACTCATCTTCGTACTCTTTCATTCGTTGCAGTAGGTCGTTAATCTCTGATTGTGCGGTCAACAACCCACGTAAAACGCCGCACACCTCTTTGTAATGATCGTAGGATTTAGCCCCACCATCACCCAAAAACTCAACCAACTCTTTGCGTCTCTCTTCTAATTTTGAATTTAGAAGTTTCAATACTTTTGGATCCATTCATTCTCCTTAAGGTAAATGTCTTGCCATTTCAAACTGAGCCTTTTGCTGAAGTTCCTGAGCCTTCAGTTGGAGTTCAGCTTGTTTAATCTGAAGTTCTCCTTGGACTTTCTGGGCCTGTGTCTGAGCTTCTTGCTGTTTGATTTGAAGTTCAGCCTGTTGCATTTGGATAATTGGATCCTGCATTTGCTGCTGGGCTTGCTGCTGCGCGGCTTGGCCTTTGTGCATCTGAAGTAATTGAGTAGAAGCCTGAGCCACCAATTTGGACAACTGGACTTCCATGTCCTCACTAAGTTCTGCATTCGGCGCGGGAAGTGTGGCTCCCAATCTATCCTCTACTTGTTTCCTATATTGGAATGACAAGTGTTCTGCAATGTGAGCCATGATCGCTCCCTGCATTTGTTGGGCCATAGGGTTCTGTCCTATCTGGGCCATGATCATTGGGTCTTGCATCATCGACGTATGGACGGCAATATGGGCGTCGTGGTCTTGGTAGATAAATGCTTTGGTTGGTTTTCCGGTTAGGAATGCCATGTTTTCGCTGATCGGGTCGCGAGGCTTCATGTCGTCCTCAATCGGGACCAACTTCTCGGCATTTTTAATTCCCAACACCTCAATCATTTGCCTATGTAACTGTGGCAGGTCGTAGATCTGTGGGGCACCTTGAGCCAATTGAATGACGGCTTGGTACTGCATGATCCGCTGAGCCATCGTGGCGGAATTAGGGTCCGAAACGGGGATGACATCCACCATGTCGTAGTCCGCTTGCTTGGCTTTTTGGTCTCCATCTGCGGGGACGTACTCGTAAGATCCCTCGGTATGATCTCTAATGATCTCTTTGAGTAATTTAAACTCCTGTTTCATTGAGGAATGAACACGAGCCTGTACCGCCGACATGGTTTTAAGCTGTCTTTCCAGCAGGGCCAAAGTAGTCCCCACGGGAGCGTTCGCAGACATGTCGGAAACCTTCATATCTGCAATGGATCCGAGCCTTCTTCCCTCTTCCGTGATCTTGTCTAGGAGCATTGCCAGAACCTGAGACGGTTCTTTGTAGGGAAGCGGCATGATGTTGTCCCGAATGGAACCACTCGGCACGTCAACGTCCCTGAATTCACCCGGAGCAATTGGTGTATCGTCGCCTTTTGTCCTCAAGCCACGGGATTTCAATCCACCGGGAAGATTAGATAGGGTGCCAGCATCAATTAACTGGCGAATTAACGAGGTTCCAGCCCTAGCATACCCGCCAATCAGGTGAATAAGCCCTAAACCGTAGGCACCAAAGCCGGGAACGTAGGTATATTGGACAAAATGCTGGCGTTTTTTCTTGTTTTTGTCGCCTTCTATCCAGTTTCTGCGAATAGATAGGACTTCTTGAGTACCACGGTCAATCGTAATGACGTAAGGGAGAGCGATTCCGTCATCATCTTCGTAGCCGGGCAGGTCGTAATCAATATGAACTTCAAGAATCTGATAACGATCATCATCAGTTAAGGAATATCCTTGGTCTTCAGCCTTCTTTTTCTCCACATCGCTGTGAATTGTGACGGGCTCACCCAAATCTACGTCTCTATAGAAACCCCCAACCTGAAGTTTTTTCAGTTCGTTCTTGGTTTTCCTCATGACGTGAGTCAAACGCTCAGAAGTTTGAGCACTTGAAGCGCCGTAAGGAATGATAATATCCTCAGCTGGGATAAAGATAGCTGTCTGACGACCTAAAGAAATGTCGTAGTAGACCTTCTTAAAGGCCGCGCCCGACAATCCCAAAGAATAAAGCATCCTCTCATGTTCGGGACGATACTCCTGCATGACTTCCGTCAATTCGTAGTTCATATCATCCGCAACCCGCTGAGCAGCTTCTTCTTTTAGCTTGTCAATTGCTCCAATGATTTCCGTTTTTACGGGGCCGGAAGCGGGGAAAGTCGCGGTAATTGTCTCGGATTGAAACCTTACAGCAGCCTCAGTCAATACGGTCGAATAAACACCACAGGCTCCATTCCAAGGTTCTGTCCGTTCTTCGTATTTCATTCCTAGAACTTCAAGACCTTTGACCAACATATCTACCCAGTCCTTGCGACTGTTGATGTCGGAGTCCACCATGTCAATAATATCGCTGGAGATCTTCTGTAGTTCTCCATCGTCTATATATTCGGCCAAGTTGTCATCAAACTCCTCGGTCTCCTCGGGCATTAGAGATATCTCCATCCCGTCAAGCCCAATCGTGACTGAATCAGGATTTTCAATTTCAATTTCAATCGCTGGTTCATCATTAGGTACGATGTCCTCAATCCCAATAGGGGCGGAATAAATTGCTTTATCTATGCTCATAATGCCTCAATAGTAAATTTGTTTCCGGCGGAAACTTTTCAAATCTTCCCGTTCATCCGACTCCAGCCTCAAGAATCCACCCTGCCTAAATCTAATTAAGGCCTGAGTAGAACTGTCGGTTAAGTCGTCATGATCTCCATTTGGGAAAGCGGCCATTTCTTCAACGACCTCCCTTGCCCAGCGGGTATCTGGTGCCCATACTTTCCCAGATCTAAATAAATCCGTTACGGAGTTTAAACGAACGAACTTGTCATTTCCACGACTAGGTGTGTATTCACTTACCAAAATACCCATCTGTCTTAATTCAAATACAAGCGGAGCACCCGCTGCTTTGGCCTCGACAATACAAGCATCAGGCTCCCAGTCCATATACAACTCGTAGGCTTTTTCTTTTAGCTCGGGAAATTCCATACGCTTTTTAAAAGCGTCCAACAAAATAATATGGGCATCTTCCGGGTTCTCGTTCATATAGAAAACCCCCCAAGTTGTACAAGCCGAGTAGTCACTTCTTTCACTTTTGGTAAAAGCCGTGTCCCAACTTTGAATGATAAATTCACACCTCGGGGGATCGTCCTTATCCCAGACTTTCCACCACTCCCTCTTCACAATAGCACCCTCTTCACCCGTCGGACTCTGTTGGTATTGAGCGTTCCACTTGGCCGGTGGAAGTTCTTCCCGCAACGCAGACAGTTCTTCCAATGACCAATACTCAGGCCATAAAGCATTCCCGCTAGGTAATATCGCAGGAAACTCAATCACCCGCCACTCGTCTTCTTTTCCCCTCTCCGCCGCTTCTTTTAAAACTCTCCCAATGAGATCTCTCTCAGACCATCTGGTCGCAATAATAATTATCCGACCGTTAGGTTGAAGACGCTGCCTCGGCCCAGAGGTGTACCATTCATAACACTGGTCATAAACGCTAGGATCATATGCCCCTATTGTCGCATCCTGCTCAGAGTGAGGATCGTCAATAATTACCACGTCCGCGCCTCGGCCAGTCATCGTTCCGCCCACACCAATAGCGAAGTATTCTCCGTACTTATTCACGGCCCAACGACCCGCAGATTTACTATCCTGTCTTAAGGCCACGTTAGGGAATACTTTCGCATACTCCTCGCTCATGACCAAGTTCCTGACGTTCCTACCAAACCCCACAGCCAGTTCAGACGTATTGGATGCTTGCATTACTTTCATATCTGGGTACTTCCCAAGGAACCACGCCGGAAATAGAAATGATCCAAACTGACTCTTCGTATGCCGAGGAGGACAGGATATCGCCAACCTCTTAATCTTCCCCGAAGCCACATCTTCAAACGCCTTAGCCATGACGGCATGATGACGGCCATGTACAAAGCCGGGCCACATCTTCTTCACAAACGGTAAGAAATGCTGCTGGCACTTCTCCCTCTCTAAGGCGGACTTATACGTCTCCACCTGAGATAAAAGTTTCTCCTGCTCATGAACAGGTAGGTTCGATATCAACTCTTCTATGTTCATTCCAAATTTCTAAAATTGATATACACCGGCCTAATCGTCCGACCCTTACCTTCTAACCTCTTAATCACACCCAACTCCACTAACTTGTCCACGATCTTCTTCGTATTCCCAAGACCCATCTTCCCCCTGTGGTAAGCAATGTCCCGAAGCGATGGACTGTATCCATACTTCTTCCACCACTCATCTATCACAAAGAAAACTTCCTTCTGGGCCGGGCTCATATCTGTTAACAAACATTCTTCATAACTCATATGCGCACGAGTTATACGCATCTCATCGTTGATCAAAATTTTTTTCACAATATAAAATCTATATCTAAACGTTTAGATATGCGGGGGGTCTTCCTCAGATGAGGGGGTGGGGTCAGATAAAGGTGGAATTTGTTCGTGTGGAATAGTATGTAATTCTGAGCGGGACTCCGCTTCTGAGCTTGGGGGGTCGGTACGGGGGTGGAGTTCGGCTAGTAGCGAATCTGCATCTATCAGAGTAGCGTCCTCAGCGTCCTGATTCATCAGAGCGCGTAACTCGCGCATTACCCTTTCCCTAGCATCTTGTGAGCTAGTGATGGTTGTTACCTCTTTCCTGTCAGTAAATGCCGCGACTTCTGTCACCGTGCCCAGTACTTTAGCCGCTTGGATGCGCTGCGCTGCGCCAGTCTCGGGATCAATCAGGGTTTGCACAAGGGAATGGATCACCAAGTCACGTAGGGCACTAGGGGTTCGATGTTCGGCCGCCCTAATTGCCATCTCGTATGCTTCAATTTCGCGTTTGATTCTAGGATCGGCTGCGAGTGTATATGGCGCGGTCACTATCGTGCTGGGCGCTGGGTTGGATTTATATGCTGTCCGGTATGCGTCAGCCTTAGTAGCACCTTTGGCTATCTCTTTGGCAAACTTCTTTTGCTTATGGGTTAAGCCTCTATCGGATACACCTAAGATCTGATCAATAGGTGTCGTATCCAATGCTTCCCTTATTGCTTTGCGGCTTAGTGTCATATCCTGTTTACTGTATGAATTTACAGCAATTATAGGGGAACAAGTGCAGAACCTTTGCACTTCGTGCGCTTTTTTCCGGCTTTTTTGTTGTTTACTGGATAAACGATCAGTGCTTTATTAGGGTTTTCCCTAATGGTTTTATGCTTTTAGGCTTCTAGGATTACAACCAATGCAGCACATAAGTGACGCAGATAACTTAATCAATCGGCGCTGGTGCTGATATCAATAGGAGGTCAAGATGGTTCATCCGTTTGAAAAGGCAGGGCTTGGAACAGCCCCATTCAAGTGTACTCACGTAACTGAGAATGTGTTTATTGTTGGCGATGGCACAACCAAGGCTGGCGGCTGCTGCGACTATTGCGGTACTGGCATTCGCTGGGAATTTTGGATCAAAGGCTCCATCGCTGGCGCAAAGCAGTTCAAAGTCGGTTGCGACTGCGTTGCTAAGACCGGATGGGGTATCGACGGCTTTGAAAAGATTCGCGCCGACCACATACGCGCACGCCGCCAAGCTGGCGCAACAGCGCGCCGCGAAGCTCGCAAGGCTCAAATTGAGGCAGAACGCGCACAGCGCCAAGCAGACCGCCTCGAGGCTACACAAGCATGGCGCGATGCCAACAGCGCCTTGGTGACCCGTTTGACGGCTTATGAGGGCACCAATGAGTTTTTGCGTAGCATGGCTTACAACTTGGCCAATTGGGGCAACTTAACCGCTCGCCAAGTAGAGGCTGTCGAGTCCTGCTTTGCGGTGATTGACCGCCTTGAGGCTGCTCGCGCCAACAGCCAGCACATTGGCGCGGTTGGCGATAAAGTCACCCTCACCCTCACGGTTGAGCGCGTGATTGTGCTCAAGTCCGAGTTCTACGGCAACAACTACATCACTATTGCTAGCGATGAGCAAGGCAACGCAATCACCTACAAGGGCAAGACCGACATTGGCAACAAGGGCGACACCCGCACCATCAAAGCCAGCGTCAAAGAGCATACCGTGTACAACGGCGTGAAGCAGACCATCATCCAGCGCCCCAAGGTTGTTGCTATGTCCACAATTTAACAAAAAGCCCATAAGTGACACCTATAAGCCTCTTATGGGGGCTTGTGGATTGTCTCTGACAGTCAAACTTATCCCGCCCGAAAGGGCATCAACTAGGGGCTAAAAATGTTAAATTATGAAAAAGTGATTTTTGAAATGGTCAAAAAGTGCGCGGATTGTGGTGCACATGACGCTCAGAAAATGGCTAACGCCGGAATATTTGAGCCGCTTTATCTGTACTTCAAACCCAGCAGCGAAACTGAAAATGGCGTTTTAAAGTTGATATCCGACAGCGAAACCGCGCCGGATGGCTTTGAGCTTGCTACTGGAGAGGGTTTACGGGGTAATGTGCCATTTAGCGAATATTTTAGCTGGGTTAGGGCTAGAGTGAACCGCTTGCCTATTTTGGCTTATGGGGTGAAAGCATGAATGAGCACTATAGACCAATCCCGCGCCGCCGCCCCCTTTGGGACATCCTGACAGCCCTCTTACTTGGCATATGGTTTGCCATATTTGCCGCCGCTTATTTTGATATTTTATGGAAGTGAAAAAA